TAAGGAATTTAGTAGAGACCATTCCAACGGAAAGGTTTTTTAACTCTCTTTTAGGATCAGAAGTACGTTCAAGTCTATTTGAGTTTGTTGATTTTGGTACTGCTTCTGTTATTCAGAGGCAAATTGAAATCACTATAGAAAACTTCGAACCAAGAGTTGAGAATGTTCAGGTTGAGGTAGTACCAAGTCCTGATACAAATGAGTTCGAAGCGACAGTTATTTTTGATATTGTTGGGCAAGAGTTTCCAACCCAGGAGTTCACATTCATATTAGAGGCAACAAGATAAAATGCCTTTCACTAAGTTTTCTAATTTAGACTTTGATCAAATCAGAGATTCCATCAAGGATTATCTCCGTGCTAACTCTACGTTCACGGATTTTGATTTTGAGGGATCTAATTTTTCGGTCTTAATTGATACGTTAGCATATAATACTTATATTACAGCATTCAACTCAAATATGGTTGTGAATGAATCCTTCTTGGATTCGGCAACTCTTCGTGAGAATGTTGTTTCACTAGCGAGAAATATTGGATATGTTCCTCGCTCTAGAACCGCGGCTAAGGCATCTATATCATTCAACGTACAAACTACTACAACTAGCCCTACCCTCACCTTACAGGCGGGCCTAGTGTGCGTAGGAAGCGCAAATGATACTTCTTATGTGTTCTCTATTCCAGAGAATGTAACAACGACCGTAAAGGATGGAGTTGCCACTTTTGGAACGGCAACTGATCCTCTTAGTGTCTATCAAGGAACATTTTTAAGCAAGCAATTTGTTGTTGATGGATCACTGGATCAGAGATTTTTACTTGATAACTCTTTCATTGATAGTTCAACCATCGTTGTTTACGTAAAGGGTCTGTCGGATACTGGTTTAGGTAGAGAATATTCGAGAATTGATAATATTTTAAATGTAAAGTCTACTTCTGAGACTTATCTGATTCAGGAAGTTCAGGATGAAAAGTATGAGATCCTCTTTGGTGATGGTATCTTTGGCAAGAAACTAGAAGATGGTACTATCGTCACTGTAACGTATATCGTTACTGACGGAAAAGAAGGTAATGGTCCATCGATATTCTCATTTTCTGGAAGTTTGAGGGGTTCATTGGATGAGATTGTTGTTCCTACTTCGACACCTTCAATAACAACGATCTCTGCGGCATCTAACGGGGGCGACATCGAATCTATTGATTCTGTTAAGTACTTTGCCCCTAGACTGTATTCGGCGCAGTACAGAGCGGTTACAGGAAGGGACTACGAAACTATTATCCAATCAATCTATCCAAATGCAGAGAGTGTATCTGTAGTTGGTGGTGAGGAGTTAGATCCACCACAGTTTGGAACAGTATTCATCACAATCAAACCAAAGAATGGTGAGTTTGTATCCGACTTTGATAAGCAACAAATTCTTTCAAAATTAAAGAATTACTCACTTGCGGGAATCAACCAGAAGATACTTGAACTCAAGTTGCTTTATGTTGAAATGGATTCTTTTGTTTATTATAATTCGGCAAAAGTTACTAATGTTGCTGATCTCAAAACTAATATTATTAGTGGATTGGAGACATATGCCGATTCCAAGGATATTAATAAGTTTGGTGGAAGATTTAAGTATAGTAAAGTTCTTAGTGTAATTGATAATATCGATTCTGCTATAACATCAAACATTACTAAGATCAAGATCAGAAGAAACCTGAAAGCATTAACAAATCAGCTGGCACAGTATGAATTATGTTATGGAAACAAGTTTCATGTAAATCCTGCTGGGGCTAACATTAAATCTACTGGATTCACTATTTCGGGGGAATCTTCTATTGTATACTTTACAGATACACCCAATATTGTTCAGGGAAATACTGACGTAACAAATCGCTTTACCGCTGCTAATGTATTCACAAGTAGACCAACAGGTGTTTCAGCAAAAACTGGTGTTCTTTCCATCATTAAAATTGATGCTGGTGGTCAAAGATCTGTTGTTGCTAGAGACGTTGGCACTGTAGATTATGAAAAGGGTGAAATCATTATCGGAACAATCAACATAACATCAACAGTTAAACCAAACAATATCATTGAAATTCAAGCATTCCCAGAATCAAATGACATTATTGGTCTTAAAGATTTGTATTTGAATTTTGACATCTCGAATAGTTCAATAAATATGGTTAAAGATACTATTACTTCTGGTGAACAGATATCTGGAGTTGGATTTAAGGTTACCTCAAGCTATACAAACGGAGAACTAACAAGGGGATAATATGATCACAACGGGTTTTGAAACGAGAGTTAAAGTTCAGCAGATTATTGAAAATCAATTACCTGAGTTTATATTATCAGAAAGTCCAAAGACTGTTGATTTCTTAAAGCAATACTATGTTTCTCAAGAATATCGGGGCGCACCTGTAGATATTGTTGAGAATCTAGACCAGTATTTAAAAGTTGATAACCTAACACCAGAGGTTGTTGTTGGGTTTACGTCTCTAGAGTCGTCAATATCTTCTACAGATGAGACTATTCATGTTTCATCAACGAAAGGATTTCCTCCAGAGTATGGTCTTTTAAAGATCGATGATGAGATTATCACTTACACTGGATTAACAACCAACACATTTACTGGTTGTGTTCGTGGTTTTAGTGGAATCACCACTTATAGATCCGAAAATAATCCCCAAGAACTAACCTTTTCGTCGTCTGTTAGCTCTTCTCATGATTCTGATAGTCGGGTTGAAAACCTAAGTTCCCTATTTTTAAAAGAATTTTATAATAAGTTAAAATACTCTCTCACTCCTGGATTGGAGAATGTTGATTTTGTTCCTAATTTAAACGTTGGAAACTTTATAAAGGAAGCAAGGACTTTTTATGAAGCAAAGGGAACGGAAGAATCTTTTAGAATATTATTTAATGTTCTATTTGGAGTTACTCCAAAAGTAATAGATTTAGAGCAGTTTTTGATCAAACCATCTTCTGCAGAATTTTTAAGAAGAGAAGTTATAGTAATTGAACAAATTTCTGGCGATCCAAATAAGTTAATCGGTCAAACAGTAATAAGTTCAAAGGATCCAAATACTAATGCTTCTGTTTCTGAAGTTGAAATTTTTACAAGGAGCCAAAAAGTAGGGTATGCCCAAACATATTATAAGGTTGGTTTATTTGTTGGGTATAATGATAATGATTTAATTAATGGAACTTTTGGCATCACACCAAATACCAAAGTACTATCTACTGTTAACTCTGGATCTTCTGTAATAACAGTAGATTCGACAGTTGGTTTTGCTCAGACAGGAACACTAATCTCTTCCGGAAATGTAATTACATATTCAGATAAGAGTGTAAATCAATTCTTAGGATGTAACGGAGTCGATACAGATATTCCAACGGCAAGTAATATCAGATCTGATGATACTTACTATGGTTATGAAGATGGTGATCTAACAAAAAAAGTAGAATTTAGAATTACTGGTTCATTATCATCTTTTAATACGAAAAGTGATGTTACATCAGCTATTGAGGGAGAAAAATTATACATTAAGAACGTTGGCGAAAAAATACTAAATCCAGATGAAAATAAAACGTTCAAACAAGAATTTTTCAATTCTTGGGTATACAATACAAGTTGTAGATTTAATATCGATTCTATTTCTGGATCGTCATTTACGTTAAAAACAGATATTGACAAATCTTCTTTAAGAGTTAATGATTCTGTTGATATCTTGACTTCAAATTCAAATAATGTTGTTTTTTCTGGAGCTACTGTTTCCAGTATCAATAGGGGACTGAAACAAGTAATTTTAGATAATCTTGGTGGATTTTCACCAATATCTGGAATTGAATACGATCTAAGAAGAAATATCAAAACAGCTTCTAGTTCTGGACTCTCTATTGATGTTGGCAATAACACCGCTTTCTCTGATGTTCAGAACACATATAATGATGATAATCAATATTTTTATGTTGCTTCAAATTCATTACCATCATATGAAATTACTAGGAATCTAATTTCTAAACAGATTGATTCTGCTGTGGCTGGATCAACAATTCAGGGATATGACAGCACGACAGAAAAATATTCAATCATTTCTTTCTCTTCTCTTGTTAATTTTCTCACTGGTGATAGTGTTTATTATCAACCAGAATCTGCTCCATTATTTGGATTAACTGAAGGAATATACTATGTTAAAGTTACAGGATCTGGAAATCAAATTAAACTTTATTCTTCTAGATCTTTTATCGATAGTGATGATTACTTGGAATTTAACTTACCAACTCAATCATCAGGATATCACAGATTTATTCTTTCTTCAGAGAAAAATTTATTAATAACACCACGAAAGATATTGAGAAAGTTTCCAACACCTTCAAACATTGATGATTCCGGAAAAGATAAGACAGAAGTTGGTTCTGTTGGAATGTTGGTAAATGGTGTTGAAATTATCAATTATAAGTCGGATAATAAAATTTACTACGGTCCACTAGAAAGAGTAAAAATAATTAATTCTGGATCAGATTATGATGTAATAAACCCACCAACTATAGAAATTTCTAGACCATCTATAGGTACAACGGCACTTGTTCAACCTGTTGTATCTGGGTCTGTCAATTCTGTTTTAGTTGATCCATCAGATTTTGATATATCAAATGTTATTTCTGTTTCTATTACTGGTGGAAATGGTAATGGTGCAATCTTAGAGCCATCTCTAAGAAAAAGATATAGAGATGTTTCCTTTAGTGGGGTAGATATTTCTTCTGGTGGTGGAATAGATTCTTCCAATGAAACCATCACTTTCCTATCCAACCACAACTTTGTGGATGGTCAAAAAATCGTTTATGATAAAAACGGTAATAGTGAGATAGGTATCGGTACTTATGGCGCTTCCAACACAGATCAAGGAAGAACGTTGAAGAATGGATCAGTATATTATACTAAAGTTGTCAACAATAAAACTATTAGACTATTTGAAAATGATACTGACTACTATTCTGGAATAAACACCGTTGGTTTTACAACTATTGCTAACCAAGGAATTCACAAATTCCGTGTGTTTGATGGAAAGAATAATATTTCACAAATAAAAGTTCTTAATTCTGGAAGTGGTTACACTAATAGAATTTTAAGGGTAAAACCTGTTGGTGTTTCTACAGAAGAAAATTTAGTAATCTTCCCAAATCATAATTTCAAGGATGGTGAATTGGTGAAGTATGAATCGACTGGATCGGTAATATCTGGTTTATCTACATCAAATCAATATTATGTTATTTCTGATAATAATAATAGTTTTAGACTTGCCAATGCGGGAATTGGTGGGACAATAAAAACAAACTATACTAGAAAAAATTATGTTAAATTTGAATCTGTAGGATCTGGGTATCATGTATTTTCATATCCAGATATTACTATAAACATCAATGTTTCTTATGGAAGTAACGTAACTGGTATTATCACCGCTACTCCAATAATCAGAGGTGAAATTATTGATGCATATTTGTATGAATCTGGAACTGGGTATGGATCAACCACTTTAGATCTACACAAAAAACCACTTGTCTCAATTAAGACTGGTAAGAATGCTCAGTTAAAACCAATTATTGTAGGTGGAAAAATTGAAAAAGTTGTCGTTTTGTCTCAGGGGTCAGAATATAATGCTGCTCCAGATTTAGTTGTAAATGGTGATGGGGTAGGAGCTGTACTTAGAGCAGATGTTTCCAATGGATCTGTAACTGACGTTATTGTTATAACCTCTGGTTCTGGGTATACACAAGAAAAAACAACTGTTATTGCTAAACCTCCAGGTTCAAATGCTTTAATTGATGTTGATGTAAGATCATTAACCCTGAATAATCAGTATAGATTTGGTGATGAAATTCTATATCCTTCTGGTAATGGACTTCAGTATGGAGTTGTTGGATATTCTACAGCAATAGGAAACAAGTTCACTGTAGATGATGGCAACCAACACTCTCCTATCATTGGATGGGCATATGATGGAAATCCAATCTATGGACCATATGGTTATTCTGACCCAGATGATGAAAATTCATCATTGAAGTTGGTTGAGTCTGGATACACTTTAAATACGTCCAACATACCCAATAGACCAAGTTTTGATTCTGGATTCTTTGTTGAGGATTACTCTTTCGATTCAACCGGAGACCTTGATGTTCATAATGGAAGATATTGTTTAACACCAGAGTTTCCAAAGGGAACTTATGCGTATTTCTGTGGAATCAAAACCGACTCTTTGTCAAACAATTTAGTTTCTGAGTTCCCATATTTTATCGGAGACACTTTTAATTCTAAGTTCTATACAGAAAATAAAAAATTAGATCAAACATTTGATTTCAATAATTCCAATCTAATTAGAAATACATTCCCATATAAAGTTTCTGAAAGATATGCCGATAATGATTTTATTTCAGAATCATATGAAATCACAAATCAAACTACAAAAATTGATTCTGTTACTACTGGATCTGTAGAATCATTTACTATTGTTTCTTCTGGAGAAGATTATAAGATTGGAGATACTGCGAATTTCAATAATGATGAAACAAATGGTGGAGGTGTAACTGCTTCGGTTTCAAGGTTGACTGGTAAAGAAATCGTTGATCTTTCAACATCGATTGAAACATATGAAGATGCTGTAATCACTTGGAAGAATCAGAATCAAGTTGAAGTGTTTGTGGATCCATACCACCCTCTCCTTGATGGTGATTATGTTACTGTTTCTGGTCTTTCTACATTTTTACAGGGTATAACAAAAACACATAAGATTGGGGTATCTACTGACCACTCATCATTAAACAAACAAGTTCCAGCAAATGCAACTGCTGGAATTGTAACTGATATATACCTTTCCAGAAATTTAAATTCAGTATCTGTCGGTTCGACCATTGGAATTGGTACAGAGGTTCTTTCTGTTCTCAACATTTTTGATACTGAAAAAGTTCTTAGAGTAAAGAGAGGTATTGTAGGGTCTGCTCATACATCTTCAACACAAGTTTCTCTAGAACCAAGTACATTTACTTTACCCATATCTGTAGATTATTTTAACTCTAAAGTTAATGATAGAGTTTATTTTAATCCAAGAATTTCTATTGGTGTTGGATCAACATCAGGAATTGGTATTGCAGTAAGTTTTCCTCTTGGTGAGGTAACAAATATTATTTCAATACCGACTCAAAGTATATACTTACCAAATCACCCCTTTAAAACAAATCAACAAGTAACTCTACATAAAAAGAGTTCTTCAAATCCTATCTCTGTTGGTACAACTTCTGGTGATCTACCATTTAATCTACCAACAAGTGGCAATTCACAAACTGTTTACGTTATCAGCAAGTCAAAAGACTTTATTGGTCTAACAACTTCTGTTGGATTAACTACAAACACTGATGGGTTATTCTTCTTTAATAATGGAAGTGATGATTATGAGTATTACTTAGAAAGTGATTATACTCAAGTAACTGGAAAGATAGAAAAAATTAGAACTACAGTATCTGTTTCTACAGATCATCAACTAAAAAATGGTGATAAAGTTGTATTTGAGATTACACCAAATTTGACTGTTGGTATTGGAACATCAACAGAGGTAAGAGTTAAATATAATTCTTCAATTGAAAAGATTGTAATTGATCCTGTTGGTTTTGGATCAGAATCTATAATCACTTCCTCAAATAAAATTAATATTGAGAATCATGGATACAAAACTGGTGATAAAATTTTCTATGACTCTTCGGACTTAATTGCTTCTGGATTAGAAACAGGAAGTTACTATGTTTATAGAATTGATGATAATAATTTTAATTTGTGTGAAACTAAGTACGATGTTTCTTTAAATCCACCAACTGTAGTAAGTATAGCTGGAACAGGTGGTTCCGGACAAGAATTTAGTCTCATTAATCCAAGAATTGAATCGTATATTGGAAATAATCTTAAGTTTGATTTAAGTGACTCTTCCTTACAAGGATATGAGTTTAAAATCTATACAAATACAACTTTTGGAAATGAATTTGTTTCTGTAGGAAATACTACACCATTTACGGTCATTGGTGTTGGGACGGTTGGAGTTTCAACGAATGCTTCACTAACCTTAAATTATAACTCTAGTATCCCCTCAAAACTTTTCTACAATGTAGAAAAATCTGGTTATATTAGCACTTCAGATACTAGTGTATCCAATTATTCTACAATATCCATTATCGAGAGTAAGTACAATAACAAGGAATATCAAGTTATTGGCGCTGGATCAACAACTTTTGACGTTGCTCTTACGGGCAAACCAGAAAGATTAAGTTACTCTACAAGTAATTGCAGTAAGATTAAGTATACTACAACATCATTAAACGAGAAAGGTGGAGTTGCCAAATTAAGCATTCTTTCTGGTGGATTCAATTATAAGAAAACTCCTTCGTTCATTGATATCACTTCAATTGAAGGAAAGAATGCTTCTATTATAGCAAACTCTCAATCCATTGGTAGGATTAGAAATACTACTATTTTAGATCAGGGATTTGATTATTCATGTGATAGAACCCTCAGACCAGAAGCATATATTTCTCCAAAAATTAATTTAAAAAATTCCAGTGAAATTACAAATATTTCTGTTACTGATGGTGGAAGAAATTATTATTCTTTACCAGAACTAGTAGTGGTTAGTTCTGTAACGAGAGAAAAAATTGATAGTGGATTCCTATCTCCGGTACTAACATCGAATTCGATTACATCTGTAGATATTGTTAGAAATCCAAAAGGTTTGCCATTTGGAAACGTTGAGATTTTTGCTATAAACAACACTAATGGCATTGGAATTAATACTATAGTAACTTCTGTCTCCGGAATTGCTACATGCTACATCAGCACACCAACTTCTGGATATACTCAACCACCTTTTGCTGTTGGTGACAGAATATTTGTTGAGGGAATTGAAAACATAGATTCTAGTGGAACTGGATTCAATTCAGATGACAATGGATATCAATTTTTCACTGTATCAAGTTTCCAGAATACCAATCCAGCAGTTTTAGAATTTGATATTTCTGGTATTACAACAAATCCAGGAACAGCGAAAACAAATCAAACCTCTTATGGTAATATTGTAAATTACAATGATTATCCTAAGTTTGAAGTAACAACAACATATTCAAACTTCTTAAACGGTGAAAAATTATCTACAGATGATGGTAATGGTTTTGTTCTCAGGGATTTGTCAGTAACAGAATCTGGAGATGAATATGTAAAAGTTTATGGATCTTACAACTTAAGTGTTGGCGAAATTCTAAAGGGAGAAAATTCTGGATCTTTAGCTACTATTGAATCTATTACAAATAATAAAGGAATCTTCGATGTTCGCTATTCATCAGAAAAAAATTATGAGTGGTCAAATAGTGTAGGAAAACTCGGTGTTGATTATCAAGTTATTGCTGATAATGATTACTATCAAAATTTATCATATAGTGTTAAGAGTCCAGTAACATATGAAGATCTAATTAATCCAGTTAATAGACTACTTCACACATCTGGGTTGAAAAACTTTGCCGATACTGAGATTGAGCAAGCAGTAAATGTTGGAACATCTTTAACAACTACTTCAGAATCAATCGTCGTTAGAGATATTTTAGAAGAAAAGAGGGTTGATACCATTAACTTCTATGATAACGTGGTTGATATTGATACTGCTACCAATGGAAATGGGCAGACCAAGTCCAAGTTCTTAAAGTTACAGAGTAAAGTATTAGCAGACTATATTAGATGTAGCACAAACAGAGTTCTAAAAATCGATGACTTTAGTACTCAATTTAGAAATCAGAGTAATGTAACTGAAGAATATGTTGACATTGTTTCTTATGATAATAGTTATTCTGAGTTTTTAATACAAACAGTAGATCCAAATGGAACTCAAAGACAACTAACAGAACTCATTGTTTTAAACAATGGATCCGATTCTGCAACTTTGGAAAAGACTTCTCTTTACAATACTCAGAATGAGATAGCAGATATTCAAGCGTTTGTTGATGAATTTGGCAATCTATCTTTGAGATTCTCTCCCGAAGATACGGCAGACACTGATTATGATATCAAGGTACTTAATTCTAGTTTTAATTCCATCCTGAGTGGCATCAACACTCAATCTATTGGATTTATCGATCTTGTTGGTGCTAATAAATTGGTTGGAGTTGGTTCAACAGAAATTGTAGTTGGATTCTCCACTATCACAACATCTTCAGTCTATGGTAAGTTCCAAGTCTATGATCAAACTCTAAATGAATTCAACTTTGTAGAACTTGAAATTGATCATGATGGTGAAAATACATACGTTTCAGAATTCTATAGTGATGGTAATTCTGGAAGTGTTGGTGGTTTAATAGGATCTTTTGGTATTTCTATTGATAGTGGAGTACTAACACTTGATTTTACAAATAATTCCACTAACGAAATCTTAGTAAGGGGTAAGTTAGTTGGATTTGGATCAACATCTGTTGGTATTGGAACATATAGATTTAAAACTTCAGCACAAACAGATGGATCTGAAAGAAGCATAAAAATAGAATCCAATGTATCTTCTGGTTCAACAGTCTTCTCTGCTAATAAGAGTCTTATTTCTTCCGTTAAATCTTTAGTTAGAGTTTCATATGGTGACACCACTTCTATTCATCAAGTCTTAATGATACATGATGGAACAGATGTTTATACAACACAATATCCATTCATCTCAGTTGGAAGCACCAGTGGTATTGGTACATTTGCTGGTGAGTATAGTGGAACTGATTTGGTTCTAAGTTTCTATCCAGATCCAGATATTACAGGATTTTATGAACTTCAAAGTTTGAATAAGTTCTTCTATGAAGATAGTGATGTTGTTAATACTCCATCAGATTTAACCTATGGACCTGTAACAGAGGCAGTAAATCTTGCTTTCTATAACTCCAAAAATGGGGACAGATCCAACAAAGTTGACTTTGATTTAAACTATCAGGGTACTCCAATTTTCGCTAAAGTCTTTGATCCTTCAGATTCTACAATTCTTGATACTGAGACTGGAATATTTACTATTGACAACCACTTCTTCAGCACTGGTGAGAGATTAAACTATACACCAAATAGTAGTGTAATTGGTTTAGGATTTACTAGCGTTGGTATTGGATTAACAGCAACAGAAATATCTGGAGGAGTTGGTATTGGAACAACTGACATATTGCCATCAACTGTTTACGCTATTAAGATTAATAATAACCAGTTCAAAGTAGCAACAACTCCACTGTATGCTTCTTCTGGAATAGGAGTAACATTTACTTCTGTCGGAAGTGGCAATATTCACCAATTTGAAATGTACAAGAAACTTGAAAAGACAGTTCTATCTGTTGATGGAGTTATTCAGTATCCTCTAGCATATAATCCATTATCATATAATTTAGTTGATAATGGTCCTCAAGTGAGTGTCGCATCAACTTATATTTCAGTATCTGGCATATCATCAATCAGACCTGCGGATATTCTTAAGATTGATAATGAATATGTTAAAGTTCTTGCAGTTGGTTTTGGTACGACATCATCTGGTCCAATCGACAATGTTGGTATAACAACACTAATTGAAGTTCAGAGGGGTGCTGTTGGAACTTCTGCCACAACACATACTGATGGAACATCATTCCAGGTCTATCGTGGATCTTACAACATAGAAGGAAGTAAAATTTATTTCACAGAACCTCCTAAAGGAAGTGCTGATAACGTAATTGATTCTAGCAACCTTCAAGAAGTATTTTCATCTTTTAATGGTAGAGTATTCCTGAAGCAAGATTATAGTTCTAACGTGATCTATGATGATATTTCTGATCAATTTACTGGAATTGGTCAAACATATACGCTCACTACTTCTGGATTAAACACAACTGGAATATCAACTGGTAGTGGTATTTTGTTGATAAATGATGTTTTCCAGACTCCAACCACGGATAACAATGAGGGTAATAATTATGAGTTATCCGAGAGTACTGGAATTTCCAGCGTTACTTTTAGCGGAATAACCTCATCTAATGGTTCTATAATTATTGATCCAATTTATATTGAGAAAAATCAACTGCCACGTGGTGGATATATTATTTCCCTCGGATCAACTAATGGCCTTGGATATGCTCCTTTAGTTGGTGCATCGGTTACCGCAGTGATTGATGGATCTGGATCTATCACCGCTATCGGAATAGGGTCTACAGATGTTAATGGATCTGGATATAGAGGACCAGTAAGTATTGCTGTCACTTCTTCTACAGGTCATGGTGCTGACGTTAGTGTAACTGTTGGTGCTGGTGGATCGTTGGCATTTACTATTAATGATGGTGGAACAGGATATTCTCAAACAAACACTTTTGTATCAACTCCAGAACCAACATATAGTAACTTAGAAGTTACTGGAGTTTCTAGATTTGGTATTGGTTCAACCTCAGAAACAGGAACAGGACTGCTACTTAATTTAGAAGTCGGGGCAAGTTCAACAACAGGTATAGGATCAACATTATTTGAAGTTAAATCTTTCAATATAACAAGACCTGGATATGGGTTCAGAAATGGTGATGTATTCAAACCAGTTGGATTGGTAACAGATAAAAATCTTTCCGAACCAATATCTAATTTTGAATTGACAGTTATTGATACCTTTACTGATAGTTTCTCTGCATGGCAATTTGGTGAATTAGATTATATTGATAACATATCAAATTTACAAAATGGTATTAGAAAGAGGTTCCCATTAATATATAATGGCCAACTTTTAAGTTTCCAGAAAGATCCTTCTAATGTGGATTCTGCTGATATTGATATGAACACTTTGTTGATTATATTTGTAAATGGTGTTATACAAGATCCGGGTGTTAATTACACATTCACTGGTGGAACATCATTTGTATTTACTGAAGCACCAGAAGAAACAGATATTGTATCAATATTCTTCTACAGAGGTACAAGAGGGGTCGATTCTGCGATTGTTGATGTTAATGAGACTATCAAACCTGGTGATGTAGTTCAAGTTATCAAAGATAATTTGAATGCCAGCACAATTACTCAAGATTCTAGAGTTGTTGTTGGTATCACAAGTTCTGATGTTATGGAAACAAATCTTTATACTGGTATTGGTATAGATGAAGATAACTTCAAACCATTAAGTTGGACAAAACAAAAAGTTGATAGAATTATCTCAAATGAAATTGTATCAAAATCAAGAGATTCTATAGAAACTCAGGTTTATCCAACATCTAGAATTATCAAAGACTTTTCAACTTCTGATACTGAAATATTTGTTGATGATGCCCAGTTCTTCAATTATGAGGAGAATGAATCTGCCATTGTCATATCTTCATTCGATGCTTTGATTGTTGATAGTATTGATCCTGTTTCTGCTGCGGTTACTGCTGTAGTTTCTGTGGCAGGAACTATACAATCTTTAGATATCGTAACTGCTGGTTCTGGATATACTGGATCTTCGGTAGAAGTTAAGATTGGAGCACCAAAACGTATTGGTGTCGGTATTGGCACTACAGCAACAGCTGTAATATCCATAGTAAATGGCTCTTTGAGCGGTACTGCCAACATTACAAATCCAGGTTTTGGATATTCTCAAACATCCCAACCAAAAGTTATTGTTCCATTCCCAACCCCAACATATGAGAATGTAACCGAAATCACTACCGTTGAAGGATTCTCTGGAATTGTTACTGGCATCACAACAACATCTGGGACTGGTGGAAATCCACTGGCACTCAAGTTTTTCTTAAATTCTACATCATTTACTAGTTTACTAGTATCATATCCAATTTGTATCTTTGATACGACAGTTGGAAATGGTGTTACATCAATTGATGGTACTGACGCCTCAGTTGTTGGAGTTGGAACAACCTTCCTGGATAATGTTTATTATATTCACAGTATTTCTGCTTCTGGTGGAAATGCAGAGATTATAACAAATGTTAAATCTGATAGTTCTATTGTTGGTATTGCAACTACTGGAAGTATAACAATGCCATTAGGAAGGTTCTCCTGGGGTAAGTTCTCCAATCTCAGTAGATCATCATCTCCCATTTCTATTGGTGTTACTGGATTAACGGTTACTTCTGGATTAACTACTTTCCCAACAATTCAAAGACGTGGTTATGGATTGAGAGATACTGGGGCACTTAGAAAAGATCTATAAATATAGAAAAAAGCTATTTACGATGGCGGCAATTGTAACAGATCAGTTTAGAATATTAAATGCGAGTAATTTTATAGACTCCATTAGTGATACTACCAACAATTCATACTACGTTTTCTTGAGTTTGCCAAACCCAACTCAAGTTGGATTTGGTAGATCGACTAATTGGGATGATAATACACCAGTTCCTGTAGATAATTTTAATAATCTAAATCATGTTGGCGAAACAATGATGTTTGGCAAAAAAGTCACATCAATCAATGCAAAAAGATTGATTAGACGAATTGATTGGGCAAGAGGAACTAGATATGAGATGTATAGGCATGATTATAGTGCTTCTAACCTATCTCCAATCACACAATCAACGAGATTGTATGATTCAAATTATTATGTAATGAATTCTGATTATAAAGTTTATATTTGTATTGAAAACGGATCCTCTGGGATAAGTACAACCGGTAATGCTTCTCAGGATGAACCACTATTTACTGATTTAGAACCATCTAAATCTGGTGAAAGTGGTGATGGATATGTTTGGAAATATCTTTTCTCTGTAAATCCTAGTGATATTGTTAAATTTGATTCTACAGAGTACATTGCTCTTCCAAATGACTGGAGCACCTCAACGGATGCTCAAGTATCAGCAGTTAGAGATAATGGAGATTCTGAGATATATGAGAACCAAATAAAAAAAGTATACATCAAAAATCAAGGATCAAATTATTCTGGTGGTCTTGGACAAGAAGTTGATATTCTTGGTGATGGATCTGGTGCAAAAGTTATTGTTGATGTTGTTAGTGGTAAGATAACAAATACCACCGTTTCTTCTGGTGGTAAAGGATATACTTACGGTATGGTTGATCTTGGATCAATAAATGGCAGTGCTGCCGGAACATATGCTCACCTGATACCAATTATCCCACCATCGAGGGGACATGGATATGATATTTACAAGGAATTGGGCGCTGACAAAATTTTAATCTATGCCAGATTTGATGATTCCACTAAAGATTTCCCAATTGATACTAAGTTTGCTCAAGTTGGAATTGTTAAAAATCCAACATCTATTGGATCAACATCATTATACATGGAAAATCAATTCTCTTCATTAAATGCTATTAAGTTTTCTTCTGTAAGTGGAACTTTATCCGTTGGTGATAAGATTTCTCAATCCGTTACTGGTGGAATTGCTAAAGGATATGTTGCTTCTTATGATAGTGAAACGAAAGTTGCTAAGTATTTTGTTGATCGCTCATTAACATTCAATCAAACAACTTTAGATGAAACTGATTATATTGGAATAACTACAGCATCTAAGGTTCTAAGTTTTGAATCTTCATCAAACCCAGTTACCACTGCTAGTTTTTCTGGTTCTATTGATACAACCTTCACAGGAATAACAACTAATCCAACTGGAACTAAGATAATTGATCTAGGATCTCAGTTTACAAATGGACTGGCAAATACTGAAATAAATAAAGGATCGGGGGATATAATTTATCTAGATAATCGACCTCTGATTTCAAGGAACTCCAGACAAAAAGAAGACGTTAAAATTATCCTGGAATTTTAAAAATGCCACAGAAGACAAATTT